CTCACGCTCAATTTTTTGCGCAACATTCTCTGCTCTATTTGAAGTTTCTGTACGCAAATAATAGAGCCCTTTGCATCCATAACGCCAAGCATCAAAGTGTACCTTATGTAGATATGCTTTGGTTGCGCCAGCAGGGAAGAAAATGTTTAGCGACTGCCCCTGACAAATATACTTCTGTCTTTCTCCACCTTGGCGTACAACCCAATCCTGGTCAATCTCAATTGCAGTCTTAAACACTGCCTTCGATTGATCGTCCAACCAATCAAAGTGTTGAACGGATCCACCGTTGGTGATAATTGACGACCAAGTCTTGTCGTCATTCCTGCCAAGTTTCTCAAGCAATTTCTCCAGATATCTATTCTTAGTCAAGTGCGAACCAGCACGAGTGCGTGATGTAAATGCGTTTGCCTTCCATGGTTCAATAGAAGGAGAAGTACCACCGATCAAACTAGAGTTAGCATTTGGCGCAATCGCAATTAGATGTGCGTTGCGCATACCATAGCCAACTAGATCAGGTGCTTCACCACGCTCTTTCGCCAACTGCATTGATTCAAGAATAGCGTCTTGTTGAATCTGCTTAAAGATACTTTTATTTACAGCAAGTGCCTCTTCAGATTCGAAGGCAATTGAGTGTCGTTGGAGATAGGAGTGGTATCCCATAGCACCGAGTCCGAGAGATCTTTCTCTTTCGGCTGAGAATCTTGCTCTGCTGATTGTGTCTGGTGCGTTGTCGATGAAGAACTGAAGGACATTGTCCAAAAATCTCGTAAGGTCCCGAACCAGCGATGTGTCTTTCCAGTCATCATATAACTCCAGATTGAGTGAGGACAAACAACAAACGGCAGTACGATCTTCGTTTGTTGCCAAATGAATTTCATTACAAAGATTAGAACCGTGAATCTTCAAACCAAGTTTCTTTTGCGCTTCAGGCAGTGCACGATTGGCAGCATCAATAAAGTTTAGATACGGTTCACCTGTACGATAACGAGTTTCAAGTAACAGTTCCCACAGTTTGCGAGCAGGCATTGTTTCACGAACAGTGCCTTCGTTCGGATCTTTGAGATCCCACATAGCACCATCCATCACTGCCATCATAAAGTCATCAGTAAGATTAACTGCATGATGTAGATTTAAATTCTTACGATTGACATCGCCAGTAGGAATACGCATGTTGATGAACTCAATAATATCAGGATGCGAAATATCCATGTAGGCAGCATAGGAACCCTTGCGAGTCTTACCCTGCCTGTATGCAGTCATGTCTGCATCAACAGTATGAAGGAAAGGAATAGGACCAGGGGCAATGTCACTAATAGAACGAACATCGCTCCAATGCCCACCGACACCGCCACCCTTAACAGAGAGCCAACGCAACTCTGCGGTGTGATCAATGAGTCCTTCAAGCGAGTCGGGGACATATGCAAGAAAACAAGAGATAGGAAGTGCTTTAGCTTTTTCATTTGGTAATGGTGCGTTAGAAAGAATTGGTGAACTGAACATGAACCATCCTTTACTCGCAGCATCATAAATGCGCTGCGCCAACCCCATGTCCCCTGCTGAATATGCTACTGCCGCACGAGCAAATGCTTCTTGCGGTGACTTCTCGTCTTTGCGGCAATAGTAATCTGTTAAAAGTTTGAATGCCTGATCTGAGAGGGATTTGTCCCTACGAACATCAATGCTGATGCCCAAGTGTTCTCTTGCCATATTCTTTCCTTGTTATTATTCTACAAACGAAGTCGTCATAGGAAAGATCTCTGCGATTACCTTAGCACAGGCACGAGCAACTTCCATATGTTCTTTTTGTGTTCCGTTTGCGCTTCTTAACTCAATATAATGAATCCATGAGCGGAGAGTACCGTTCATGTACATGCGTGACATCGTCAATCCTTCAGGCAAAACTGCACGTGCCTGTTCTTTTGCGATGCCGTGATCAATTGCCCAAGAGTATGCTTCTTGTGCTGCTTTGATCAAATTCTTTTGATGTTGTTCCCACTGATATTGAAGACGACGATTATCGTCATTCTCCATGTCCAGTTCTACGCTGTTCTGTCGATTGACGGTATCTTGTAGTCTTGCTTCTCTAACCACAAAAGACAAGTCCTGAGTTGGGTCGGCATACCTTTGTGAGAATTCTTGAAATGAGAATGAACGATGTCGTAAGATCTGTCTCGCAATGTCTCGAGTAGTTTCAATCTCAAGGCAGGCGGATACTGTTTCCAGTGGTGACCAATGTTTGTGCTTAACCAGATATCTAATGAGTCGTTCGGAAGTTTCTGTGTTAAATTGATTGCTTGGATTGCTAACTCTAGCGCAGTAGGCGATAAGATCTTGTACATTCTCTAATCCTTCGTGAGACATTTCCTCACTTGGCTTGCTATAACTAATCAACTTTACATTCATGCAAAACTCCCCCACTTATTCACCCAGTTTTCTGCTGCGTCATAGGCATACTGTTCGCTATGCCCTTTACACTCAATTAATCTTACGAAATGTGCACCATCATAACAGTCAACACACCAAACATCTTCACCTAAACTTTTATCAACAAAGACCACTGCTTTGCGGTCATTATCTTCATTATATAACTCACATGTTCTTACTGTCATCACCATCTCCAAACTTTGAAATATTACCAGCAATTGTTATTCTTTCTTCTTCTACATTATTCGGCGTCACCATATGCTGAAGCGATGATGGGAACAATACAAGCGAGCCTTCTTTAACTTTAGGAACAAAATTATTTTGATTATCTTGCTGTCCAATATAATTTATTGCTGAGTTTCTATTTAAAAATACAAAATTGCCACTATCTGGCGGTAATCTATGCATATATGCATACGAAAATATATTGTCACCATTTATATGATCGTGCGGTTCTTGGTAATCGTGTTTCCTGTATATATTAACCCAAGGAATATTTGCCAAATATTTACATTTTTCTAAATTAATTTCTTGAATATATTTTTCAACATAAGGAATAATGGTTGACAGAAATAATTTAACCCATGGCGTATCAAGAGTCAAAAAATCTTCATTATGTCCAGTAAGAACATCGCAAACCCAATCACGATTAGCTGAGTTTTCGTTTTTTGTTTCTATGACAAAATCGTGAAGATTTATATTTTTCAATGCAGAATTAATAATTTCTGCTTCATTAACTTCAGCAATATAAATTGGGGTTGAAAAAAATATCAAACTTCACACTTTTCTCCATTCACTCAACTTAGCTTTGGCTTTCAATCCTTGATAGGTGTTATTACTTATAATTGCTTGAACTTCTTCTGCATCCCTGCCAGCTAACACCATATCGTTGATGTCTTTTTCTTTTACATAGTCAGGGAACAAAGCAATACTATAACCTAGATCGGCAACTTTTTCAATACGCTTGAGAATTTCTTTATTTCGTGGCTCATTATCAAATACAAATACGATGTCAGTTGTACCAAGAGCATTAAGTGCTTCGGCAGAAAGATCTGACCCAGCCATTGCAACTGCGTTATCAAGAAACATTGAATCAATTGGTCCTTCTACTATGTAAACTGTCTTTGATCGATCAACAGTATCAAGACCAAAGATTTTCGGTGCTTCTTCATCTATCTTCACAGTTATATAGCGTAGACCATTCTTGCTAAACGATCTGCCTTGGAATCCCACCAATTGTTTATTCCTATCAATAAAGGGGATTATTAGGCGTGGTTCGTCTTTGTCAATGTCAGTAAATTTTGATGGTGCAAACTGTCTAGCAAATTCATAGAACTTCGGTGCATAGAACAGTTTGTAGTGTACACGCTTAGGAATACCACGCTTGGTAACATACTGACGCACTGGATGCTCAGGATCCAGTTGAGATACCTTTTTGAGTTTACCAAGCGGTGTTTTTAGATACTCAGGACGCTTCTGAAAGCGCAGGGATGGTTTTGACGCAGGAGATATAGGTTTGCGTCTTTCTTGAGTGCCGAATCGCTCTAGAGCGTACTCTTTGTGTAGAGAGGGATTGACATGTTTAATTAAATTAGATAGAGTAGCACCATGACCACAGTTGTGACACTTGTAGATTGGTTTGTTTTCTTTGTCGAAAATGTAGCCACGTGCCTTAGACTTATTGGTCTGTGAGTCTCCACAGAAAGGGCAGCGCATGTTATATACGCCATTGCCCTTGTTCTTAAAGTTTTCTAAAGAAGCAGAAACAAGTTGAATGTACTTTGTATCAATATAATCCATTCAGTGATTATACACTGAAAGGCAACCAAAAGCAATAATTATGACAAGAAGATTTTAATGGCGTCTAATCCACCTAGCAATAGCCAGCCAAGAACAATTGCTCCGCCAAGAAACAACCATCTGGTTTGCTCAAGATCAATCAATCGTTTATCGAGTTTTTGAAGAACTTCTGATTCTTCTTTAGCATGCTTGCGTTGATCTTCTTTCATCTCACGAATTTCTTTCATAATCTCTTTATGAGAGTCAGATATTTCTTCGTAGAGTTCGTCTTTCAAAGCATTGATCCTTATGTGTAGGTTTTCGATGTGTCTTTCGGTCTCCACACGACGATCCTCCATAAGTTGAAAGTAGTCTATCTCACCAGAGTCGTAGACATAATTTGCGGGTACTTTGCGAGCAGTCATTAGTCAGCCAACCATTTCATCGGCTAATTTCCTCCCAATCGAGTGAAGCAAAAACATCAGCACCAGCAGAATTAGTAGCACATACAAGTGTTAATTCATAAGGAGTTCCAGTCAGTCCATTTCGTTCTAACTGGAACTTAAAGAGTGCTTCTTTGAGAATATCTACTGATGCTGTAGATTGATTTGAAGCATTAAAAAATCCAGATGCTAGTATTCTCCCACCACTTACACTTGTTCCACCAAGTTTATACTCAACCGCACTATCCACCCCAGCACTGACCCAAGTTCCTCCAGTTGTAGTTGAGGATGCTCTTACTTGCCAATTATAATCTGGACCATTTCCTGCTCCCATTATTGATAGAGCAGTCATAATGACAATCGCATCTAATCTATCTGGAGAAGATTTAAGACGAATAGAAATAACTGGATAGAAAGTGCCAGCAGGAGTGGGCAGATCTACTGGTGCTGTGATTGGTGTTTGTACTGCCTGTTGTAATCCACGAAGTTCATAACCACCTTCAGAAATTACAGTAGAACAAATTTGTTTGAGTGTGCTACTACCACTTGTAGCACCAGTATTAGTAATCTCATATCTCAAAGGTAATGATGCTGTTGTGATATAAGTTGATTGGATAATATTTGCGTGGTGGAATGTATGGCAAGTAATAAACTGACCGTTGATGATAAATCCCATTCTCACAGAACCAACACCTAACCATTCAATATCCATCCAAAGAATTTGTGCTTTAGTCATATCTAAAGTCAGACCAGAAGCACCAGTTCCATTTAACTTATCACCATTCCAAGATGCTTGTGCTATTCTGGTTTCTGCTAAAGAACCACCGACCGAAGTTCTTTCCACCAAATTTAGAGTTGAACCATCAAGCTCCACATACATTCCGTCGGCAGCACCATAGTATCCAACTCTTTGACGAAGACCTGACTTTGCTGGTGACATCACAAAAGTATTCATCACCAACAAAGATTTACCAGGCTGATATGAAAATACTTTTGTGGTCTCTCTTACGACTTCAGCGTTGATAGCATTATTGACTGTCAAATCAACTAAACCTTGAGCAGCATTAAAAGTTGCTGTTGCTGTTCCTGTGGTTGCTGTGCTCCAAAGGTTATTGTCTCTATACCTATGGGAACTATCAAATAGAGTTAGAGGATTGGAAACTCTTTGACGACCGAAAGCATCTGTAGATCCTGTTGCTGCTGTAGTTGTAAATGTTCCTGTTACAGGAAATGGATTTGCTTGTGATACCACATTGCCTGTTGGACCAGTTCCAACCTGAACCACCTCATAGATGGTCTTGTTGTTGGAAAGCATCTCATTTGTGTCAATGCGGTACTGTGCCATTAGCTGAGTCCTAGTTGTTTCATGAAGTCTTTACGCTTCTTGATTGCTTCACGCTTACCTTTTGATTCTATGTAACGGCGAAGAAACATCTTAGTCTTTTTGTTTCTTGCATCCATTCTCCAGTGTACAGGGTCATCGCCAGTACCAGCAACGGCAGCACCTGTAGCGTTGGCAGGCGCATCTTCTAACAGCTCATTAAGTTTTTTATAAGATGTTTTCTCAAGCATCTCAATATTCTCCATCAAAGCGTAAGCAAGTTCCTCATCAGTGTAGTGCTCTTTGGGGTTAGCACTTTCTTTGATGAGCAATAATGCTGCAGCAAATGAACCAATACGAGAACTACCACCAGGCACCTTGCCCAGTAGACGTTTAAGATTAAAGATCAAACGATCGAAGTATGTCATAGCATCTTTTTCTTCTTTCGTTTCTGCTTTTCTCAGCTTCTTACCATCTTTATCAATTAAACCAAGTTTAAATGCATCGGTTTGATCAAAAGGCGTGGTGAGTCTCTTTATAAACTGATAGATTAAAAAGAGATCCATTACTGGCTGAGCCATTAAATTTTCCTTAATGCGTCAACGACGCCTTGATCTAACGATATGTTACTGTCTAGTATCTTCTTTCCGTTGACCAATCCAATATCGGTTGGCCAATAGTTTAAAAACACCAAAAAAGGTTTCAGATATGACAAATACTCATCCAATTTCTGAAACAACATTCTTGTCATTGCTCTGCTTTCAAACATATTGTAGAGTACAACAAGATGATTCAATATCAAACGCTCTTTTAGTTCTCCAGTATCTTTGTACTTTTTGAACAAACGCTTTACATATCGAATTCTTCTCAGGTCATCATGAAATTCTAACAGATCCGTACAGTGCGGATTATCATAATATTTCATGGCAAAGAGTAGGAAGTTGTCTTCCGTCAAATCATCAAACATATTAGAATACGCTTAGTGGCACCCTCTTAATTGTGTTAGCATCAACTGCAATATACAAGTATGTATTACTAAATGCCATAGTCCCTGCAGTCCATCCTTCTGTTGTTGGATTATTAGAACTTGGCGCTGAGCCAACTGATACAACTAATCCAGTGTTTGACTGTACAGTTACTGTATTTGATGAAACATTAAATTCGTTGTTAATTTCATTTGATTGTGTTACACCAGTCAATGTTGTATAATGAAATAAGCTGGTAACATTCGCTACTTGCATACGATCTTGAATCGCAGGCAAAATAGCAGTACTGTTTACTGACAAACCACCAGTAATTGCAAGATTAGCAGTTGCTGTTACGCTATTCGTGGCAATAATAACATTTGCATTAAATGTTGTTCTTGCTTTATGAGTAGTGCTAACAACTACATTACCAAACAAATTGTTTACAGTAATCTTTCTGCTTGCAGGTGTACCTGAAGGATCGTTGACGACCAACAAAAGGTCATCACCACTCGCTGTATTGAGTGTTGTTAATTCGGAGACCTTTTTGTCAGCCATTCGTCAACTCCTTATTCTGGCAACTTAGAATCGTCTTCAGCGTCACCACCGATGCTAGACATAGCAACCAGTGTTTCATACTGTACACGACCAGCACGACCACCTGTACCAACAGTGCGGCGAACCCAACCAGCGTGAGCAACATTTGCTCTTTCAGAAGCAACCAGTGCAGCAGTAGCAGTAGCAACAGAAGATGCAGCACCACCAGTGTTAGCAATCGTTACAGTTGGGCTAACATAGCCAGAACCAGCAGCAGTTATGAGTACAGAAGCCAGACCCATGCTCAGGTCAACCTTCAGACCAGTACCAGTACCAGTTTCAGCAGTGGTAGCTGCGCCAGTCAATGTAGGCAGTGCACTGTAGAGACCAGCATTAACAACTGCGAGAGATGCAACAGAAGTGTTAGAAGCACCAGTTGTAACAGTTGCGTTTGCGGAAGTACCAGTACCACCGTTGACCTTGATTACATCGCCGTTGGCATAGCCAGTACCAGCATCAGAATCAAGAGCAGAACCAACAGTGAAAGTAATAACCTTCGCTCTTGTGGAAGTGGTTGCGCTTGCGCCGTTCGCATCAGTGATAACTGCGGTTGGCATAACTGTATAACCTGCACCAGCAGCGGTAACAGTGATCGAACCGATACCACCAGAACCAGACATTTCTCTAGAAGAAACGCCATAAACGGTGTTAGAGTTACCATCAGCAACATTCTTCGCTTCAGCGAAAGTAGTGAACAGTGGCTTTTCAGAAACTACATAATCACCGTTAGACTGAGCACCCTTTAGTGCTGCACCAGTGTTAGCAGAAACTACAGTTGCAACCGTTGCGTTTGCGATAGCAGTGAAAACATACCAGTTCTTACCAACATACAGGTAATCACCAGCCTCAAAATTCGTGCTAAGACTAGCACCTGAGCCAATAACGGTGCTGTTAGCAGCAGTTACAGTAACTGTACCTGTACCAGAAGCAGCTTTGGCATCAAATTTTCCCCAAAGTGACATTTGATTTCTCCTTAATTAATCGGAAATTGTAATCTATTTATAATTTACTTGTTGCGTTTCTCACGCTCTTTCTTGAGCATGTCCGCAATCTTGCCGAGCTTGCTCTTATCAGAACCAGACATGTTCTTTTTCTTTTCAACATCAGCAGTGTCAACTGTTGCTTCCATTACATACACTTCTTTAGAACCGAGTGCTTTCATGGCGTTCTTAGCAACATCACCCAGCTTACCCCTGCCGCTGAAAGTTTCTTTCGACTTTCTGCCTGGAGCTGCAGTAGTGAACATCCAGTTGCCTTCTCCTGATGCTTTCTTACCATGAGCATTAATATAGCGATCATGTCTGATTGCTTCATTAATTTCGTTTTCGCTCATAGCGTCAACATCTTCCTTTCTAAAAGGAACAACATTGTCCTTTGGCACTGGCTTCTGAACATTCTTCAATGGATCCAAGCGAGTGCGAGCATTGCCCAAGTTCTTTGCATAAGTGTCCATAGACTTCTTACCTGGCAAAGAACCAGAAAGTGCCTGACCAATACGCTTCTGAGCATAGTTGAAAACAGTACCTATTCCCAATTCGTCAATTTGCTCTTCTTCCATTTTAGACTTAGAGTTTGCCCATGATGGATTGTGACTTGGATCTTTTAGATCCTTTTGTGCCTTATCATTTGCTTTCTTGCGCTTCTTCAACATCATTGCGGCATAGTTCTTAGGGATCTTATACGCTTCGCCAAGTTCTTCCCACTGCTCATCAGTCAGGTCAAAACCTTCCTTCATAGCCATCTTCGTAGCAGTTGCATACATCACTGCCTTAGCACGATCACCATAACGCTTCTCGAAGTCGCCCTTCTTGTCCTTCATAGACTTGACGATTTCTTCACGCTTTCTCATTTGCTTATCGGTCATCTCTGCTTCTTTCATAGTCTTGCAAGATGCTTCATCAAGATCAATCTCTTCTTCTTCGTTGCGCAAAGCACGACCAAGTGCCTTCATTGATTGTTGTCTAGTCGCATGACCAGTATCGCCAGGACCAATGTTCAGTTTATTGCGCTTGTTGTACAGATCACCACGAGCGGTATCCATACGATTCTTCTTCGTCTTGTTGCGAGTCTTCACTTCGCCTGCTTCATCAAGTTCAATTTCTTCATCCATGCTACCCTTGACACGATTTACTTCATACTTGCCGCCAACACGGTCAACCATATTGCCACGCTTGGCATATGCTTTCGCTGACTTTTCGTCTCTGAAGTTCTTTTCTGCTTTCGCCTTACCATTCTTGTCTTTATAAACAACATGCCAGTAATCTTCTTTTATGTTAGGATTGACTTCGATTGGTTCCTGCTTTGCAGTTCCCTTGCCCTTCTTAACATCATCAGCGTCCTTGGCTTTCATGCCCTTTACTTCTTCAGCATCATCTTCCTTTTCAACTGCCTTTGTGACAGCCTTACGACGATTATGCAGATACTTGTCAGTCTTATCTACCTTGCCATCATTGTTAATATCTTTGTCCTTGCGATCAGCAAACTTACCTTTGGCTTGCTTAGGATCAGCAGGATCAAGTGGTTTGGAATCGACATCGCCATCCGCTGCGAGGACACCCTTAACAGCATCCAACAACGATTGCGTCAATCCATATTTCTTGGCTTCGTCAACCGTATTAATGGACATGTTAATCTCCTCGTCTAAATCAATTTCTGTTTCTTCGATGATTACACGATTACCCTTGATTGTAATATTCTTACCAAGAACTTTGGCAAGACGGATAAGTTTATCATCGCTGGTCTTGTCAATGTAATCAGACATCATTTGCTTCAGCGTCTTTGGCATACCTGCCTTCGGAATGTTGAGTGGTGCTTCGTTGATTTCAACTTCTTCATTCAACGCACTCATTACATTCGCAATCTGTCTTGGCGACATATTCATTCTATTCATAGCAGCAGTTGCGTCTTTAACAGATACTTCTTTTTTCGTACCTGGCTTCAGATAACCAAGAACCTGAGCAGAAACTCTTGGGCTAAACTTAGCAGTCACTGCTTTGTTCAGCGCATCAGTTGATACCATTGCTGCTTCATCAAGTTCTACAGACTCTGCTGTAACTCTAATGACATCAGCAATCTTTGCTGCAGTAGCAGTTGGGTGTGCTTTGACCGCACGATCAAATTCTTTATCAACCATCTGCTTCACGCTCTTAGGATTGTTGCCATACTTGACTAGCAACTTGGCTACATTATCCTTAGTGACTCGTGCTTCATCAAGTTCAAACTCTTCGTTTGCCTTGTCAAACTCTTTCTTGGTTGCCTTAACAATACCAGAGAAACGCTTATCGCCACGCTTGAAGTCGCCTTCCTTGTCTGCCTTACGAGCATCTTCGCCTGCCTTCTTCTTGTAAGAGGCAAGAGTTTCTTTGCTCAGTTCATCAAGTTCCACTTCTTCACCAAAGAAAGCATCGACTTTCTTTTCGCCATATCTGTCATCAAGGACTTGTCTAATTGCGCCTGCTTTATCATAACCCTTTAGGTCAACAACACGATGACTGCGTCCAATGATGTTGCGAAGATCAGCAATGGGCTTTTTCTTAAGTGCTTCGTATTCTTTATAGATTGGTGAAGACTTATCTAACTTAGCTTCATCAAGTTCAATCTCTTCTTTCATAACAACATAAGAAACAAATTTCTTACCTGAAGTTGGGTGAATAAAGGTTTTCATCTTAACCTTACCACCATTCTTTTTTGCATGGGCAAAAGCATCAGCCTTCTTCGCAAACTCATTCTGAGGAGGTTTAATCATTGGCGATGCTTCATCAAGTTCAACTTCTTCATTCATAACACGATCAAGCAGCTTCTTCGCTTCCTTATCGTTGACATTAAATGCCTTCTTGATAGCAGCCAAACCTTCTCTTGCGTTCTTCGTCTTAGCAAGAACAATATGAATCGCATCGTTGCTAATCTTCTTTGCTTCGCCAAGTACAACCGCACGAACTGCCTCATCGAGTGAGTATTCAACTTCTTCTTTAGCAACACCACGACCAGCACCCTGCCAATCTGGTTTAGCCATAGCTGCAGTCTTTGAAGCAACACCCTTTCCTGGACCAGTCCAGTCTGCCTTAGCACCAGCAAACTTCTTCTTGGTTTCCAAGTCGCTCATACTATTAGATTTGGATGGTGTGGTTGGATCAGGTTTAGCTGGTGCAGCTGGGCGAGGCTTGTTAACATATGCCTTCAGTTTATCAAAACCTTTGTTTGCATATGGCTTAACTACATCAACTGCTTTCGAAATCGCATCACCTGCAGCATCAGCTGCACTGCTTGCAAATTTGCCAATTGCTTTGACTTGTGATGTGGTCTTCGGTAATGTATCAGAAATGCTCTTATCACCAAGTCCGCCATAGAACTTAGTATAACGATCCTTGATTTTTGATGCAACATCGCTGACAGCAGAAACTGGTTTGGAATTCGCAATCTTATCGCCGAGTCCGCCATAGAACTTAGTATAACGATCCTTGATGCCCTGCCAATCCAATTCATCCAACTGAACACCTTCTTCATTGAGTTCTCCAATAAACTGTTCCCACAGTTCATCGTTGACATCAATCTCGATTTCAAACTCTTCGTTCATGTTATGCTTAGTTACATCGCCACCCTTGGTCAAACGATTGTATGCAAGAGAGTGCTGAGCAGCAGTGTCCATATACTGCTTGCGAGCATTATCATTTCCAGCTGAGTTTGCTGCAACGATGCTCTTTTTGTAGTTTGAAGCATGGTAGTCTAATCTTTCTTTGTCGCTCATACCTTTTGTGTCATCTCTAGACTCTTTCAGCTTGTCATAGGTCTTAGGAATAGTCTTATCAACATCCCATCTAACATCTTTTGGATTAACTTTCTTACCGCTGCCAACTGGTTCTGGTGGACCAACTTCAGGAGCCATTTCGCTCATACCCTCAAGCTGACGAGCTGGCACTTGGTAGGTTTTGCCATCTTCGCACTTAACGGTGTAGACCTCATCTTCGCCTTCGCCTTCAGAAGAAATAACTGAACCCTTCATACCTTTCCAGATTACAGTGTCGCCTTTCTTGAAATGTGACTCATCAAGATCCATTTCTTCTTTGATGCTCTTGCCAGTCTTTTCTCTATAAAGAGCAGCGTGTTCCTTTGCCGCATCCTTATGATACTTTTCTTTGGTGTCCATATACTTTGCGATATGGTCGTGGTATGCATCTTTGTGTTCGTCTGGCGAATAGTTGCTTACATCCGCTTCTTTCAACGGTTGATACATCCCACGGATTGTATTGATCAGATTAGCCATTTTATCCTACCTTCTTTAGATGAGAGTTTAACATCCAACGATGTTTGTTATGTGCGTCAATTCTTGCGGCAAGGTGATCCATCAATCCTTGCAGATTTTCTTTTTCTGCTGCGGCGAACGCTTCGAGGAACGCAGTCCTAGTCTTTTCGTTATCCGCCAGGAGTATTTGTACCATTGTGAGCGGAGGCAATTCAACTCTGTCTTCACCAGTGACGGTGCTAAGTTCTTGAAGACGTCCCAGTGAACCAGGAGTATAAGCATCGAGTGTTCTAATCTGCTCCGCTGTGATATCCAAGGAAGCCTGAACCTCTTCATAAATGTCTCCAAAGAACTCATGGAATTGATAGAACTGTGGTCCTTCTACATTCCAGTGAAAGTTGTGCGCCTTCATATAGAACGCAAAAGACGTTCCGAAAGCAATCTTCAATTTTTCAATTACTTCATCCATTAGTCTTCCACCTTATGTCCAGCACGCCATTGCCTGCAGCTCCAATATCTTGCTTTCCACTTTGGTCCAATATCATCATCGCAAGAGTGACGAGAGCGGAATGCTTTTCTGCGCTCAGGATCGTCACGCTTGATCTCCATGTTTGGATCACCAAATGTTACCTTGACAACATTGCCTTTGTCGTTCTTTACATATACACCAAACTTCTTCTTAGAACCAGCAGGCAAGCGGAACGGATTATTTAGTTCTACCTTCTTGCCTTGATACTCAGCTGCTTCGATAACCAAAGATTCAATCAGATCACCAGTTTCTGGGCAGTATCCGTTCATAAGATTGCTTACTGCCTTCAGCGGACGCTCAACTGCCTGACGAACCGCTGCAGTTGGACCAGTCTTGACCATATCTGGTGTAAATGCTTTCATTGGACGCAAACTAGAAACGCTTGTATCACCTGACTTAAACGCAGCATCACTGCGAGTCATCTGGCTGATGTCGTCTTTGGCAAGAGTCTTTAGCGATGCTTTATCTTCACCAGGAACTCTTACATTACGTCCTTTGTTCCACCAATCAGACTTACCGAGTTTGTTTAATCCTTTAGTTGCCAGAGAAGCAGCACCTCTCGCAGCCAAACCAACCAGTGGACCAATCTCATCTAACTGAGTTTCTTCAGTCTTTAACTTGGTTGCTTCATCGTGTCTTGGGTGTTGCGGATTATTTAAAATTTCTCTAAACTTCTTACGAGTAACACCCATTTGCGATTGCGGCGAACTTGATGGAGCAGCAGTTGTACCCTTATGTTCAGGTTTTGCCACGCCCTTCAGCGCATTCATACGCTGACCAGCTTCGCTTGATTTAACAGCACTATCATGTGCCATCTTCTTAGCCATGTCCTTGTACATAGGACGAACATCTGGATCAACCTTTGGATTCTTAGAAAGATCAGTTACCTTATCAATCGCACCTTGTGGATCTTTGTCGAAGTTGAATTGCTTTTTATTGTATGTGTCCAACTTATCAAACGCACCCTGATAACCTTTCGTAGCTTGATTCTTTGCTGCACGCTCAGCTCTATCAGCTTCAGATGCTTTAAATGCCTGAGATCTTCTTTCTGCATCTTTTGCTGCTTGAGCAACTTCAGGTTTCTTAGCAGCAGCCTTTGCTTGCTCACGAGCCTTTGCCTTAGCGATAGCGGCAGCATCATCTGCGGTGCTGGTTGCTACCTTGCTAAGAATACCTTTAATGATTGGATTTTCTTGCAGAGTTTCTTCAGATACAGATTGACCAGGAGTTTGATTTCTGTAATTGTTAGCCAGCTCATCAGTGCCCCATTCGCCAGCACCAGCAGTTGACTTGGCTTCTTTTTTCTTTGATAGGATAGACTTCAAATTTTTCTTTTGAGCGTCTTCTTTTACATATGAGTTAGTCTGAAAATCAGATACATCACCTTTCTTCAAATTAGATTTGATCTTAGGATCGATGTTATCATATGCCTTCCAAGCATTAGACCAGTCTTTGTCAGTCATAGACTTAGTTGCTGGAATATAGTTTGGCGCCATCTTCTGAATAATAGCACGACCAAACATACCACTGTCAGCAGCACCCATAAATTTTCTGACTTGATCACTGTTCTTGCTTACATAGTCACGAACATAACCCTTCAGCTGATTATTTGACATACGCTTGAGTGGTTCCATCTGTGGAACATCAGCCCAGCGCAAACGATCAATGGTGCGATCCGCATCTTCAAGCATCTTGCTGAATTCTTCTGGAATGTAAGAGTTGTTCATTACATTGCGTTCAGCTGGCGTGATGCGTTGGATTGGTTCAAAGTCAGATGCTTTCTCTGGTTTTCTTAGAATGTCTGCCAACTTCTTTCTTTGGCTCACATCTCTAGCGTTGAATGTATCTGGATTCTTAATCTGTTTGAATCCCATAGCATCCATTCTTCTAGTCAATTCTGCTCTTTCAGTATCAGAAAAGTCTTGCCACTTGTAACCGTCTTCACCAAGAGGTGTTCTTTCTTTCTTTTCAAAGTCATCAGGTTTCTTAACTGGTTTTGAAGCGGTGCGACTAGCAACTTCTTTATCCATTGCTCTAGAAATACCAGCCTCACGCTTTTTCGCTCTTTCTATATCACCTGCTTTACTAGCAGCAGCAGAATCAGATGCTGCCTTAGAAGCATACTTGATCAATGTTTGTGGGCTGAGTTCATTCAGCTTAGGAACATCGCTGGTAGATGTGGCTGTATCTTTAGGTTCAAGTGCCATCGTACCAACACTACTACGACTTGCTGTACCTTTTCCAATTGCTTTAGCACCAGTCTTAATTGCTTTACCAGCGGTTGAGATAATTCTGGCAGCAGTAGCAAGTGCTGGTACAATTTCGTCTAGTTGAGTTTCTTCATATGCAACACCAACCTTGGTGTGCTTCTTTTCCAACTCACCATGTTTCTGTAGTGCCATCTGGACTTTCTTTTGATCCTTTTCTGTACCAGTAACTTCAGGTGGAGCAGATAGTATTCTATCAATGTCATCAACATCGCCGTCGTTATCAACATCAACGCCGACATCCTTCATAGAATGCTTCAAACTTTTCTTTGGATCCAAAGCATGAGCAATTTTTGCTTCATTCATATGTTTGAAGAACTCAATCTGACGCAAACGCTTCTTGGCTGCAGCTTCAGTATCGTATGTGCCAAGTTTTTTAGAGCCATCCTTAGAATAGATAACCCACTTTTCACCTTCATGCTTGATGGTTTCGTTGATCTCAGCAAATTTACCGATTCCGTTAGACTTCGCCCACTTCAAAAACGCCTTTGGCTCATAATATGTGGTAGAACGACCTCTTACATATGTGGTGATGCCTGATACTGGTTTAGGCATATCAGGATATTTTTTTGCCAATAGACCAAATTGATTTACTTTAATCCCAACCATATCAGCAATTTCTTTTGCTGTTCTTAGAGGAAGTCTAGGAGTTGTGTTTTTTTGAGGAGTATAATCCCATGACTTCTTCACCATTCTTCCAGATTTATTTTTATGTGGATCAACTTCTTCTTTAACAGGAACGCAGTTTGGAACGGTCTTACCATTCTTTTTCTTAGTGCCAATTGCTTCATAACCCTTCCAACATGCACTCTCAAGACCATTCTTTCTTGCTTCAGCAACAAAATGATTTACTGCAGCAAAACGCTGTTGTTGCTCAGTTGCGCTCTTAGAAGAATCTATCTCAGCAGCATCATACACTTCAAGAACTGCATCAATGCTTACATTAATTGCTTCAGCTTTCTTTTCAAGACTTTCATATGCTTCTTTAGTGATGCCACGATTACGAAGCAGCGTATCCTTTAGTCTTGCTTGATCACGCATACGATCATGCTTAACAAAGTCATTACGCTTTTCTCGATTAATGTCGTTTAACGCACGGATTTCGTTTGGTCCTTTGCGTCTTTCCATTAAGTCTTTAAATGATTTCACTGGAGCAACCTCTTCTCTTAGGTATTCTTCGTTCTTAGGTGCACGAGCAGCTGATACACGAGCAATTTCTGCTTTACGAACTTTCGGCAACAGTCTTTTTGCAAGACGGTCAATCATTGCTGACTTCTTCTGCACCAATTTGTCGATGGTGATCTTTTCACCTCTACCGAGTTCTCTGTATTCTTTACCACGCTCGCCAGCAACACGCTTACGAAGGAACTGAATGGCTTGCTTACGAGAACGCTTCATCAAACGATTAGTATCTGCCATACGCTTGGCACGAATCTTACGCATACGAGCAACTTTCTTAGCAATGCGCTTCATCATACGAGCACGCTTTAGACGCTGCTGTTGATTCAGTACAGCATACTCGTCAAGCTGTTGTTCAGTTTCTGGCTGTTCCATAATAGAACGCAGCTGGTCATAAATCTTCTTAGCACTAGATTGAAGATTGCGTGGAAGACCTGTCTTAAATGCTGCAAAGTTTCCTTCTTTAGCCAGAGCACGCAACTTGCTTGCGCTCATGCCTGATACATCATCAGCATCAGGATCACGCTGACCAGCAGAAACAACTTTAATTGAATCAAATGTGTAATCCTTGCCGTTATATTTGTTCAGCAAAGTATCAAAATCTTTTACTCGATCAGAACCAACAACGATTGTAACATCAGTGTACCCTGCTTTTTGCAGTTCCTGCATTACTTGAATGATTGTTTTAGCGTTGCTCTTAGTTACTGATGGACCAAATGCTTTTTGAGCAAGAGCAATTTTGGTATTGTAATCGAGAGGATCTTTCTTATTGTTCTGAGAGTGAGAAAGATAGATTCGAGCATCTGCACCTTTCGCTAATGAAGTGATCTTATCAACGAGTTTCTGGTGTCCAGATGTTGGTGGATTAAGGCGACCAAAGGTTGTGACAACTTTCTTAGACATAATCCCATCCCAACTCTCTTGGAGTTTTCCCAATGTCATTAACTGTAAATAATTTACCTGCCTGTTTTACAGGAGAATCTAATCTTTCGTTAAGTATAGAACGAATTGCTTCAGTTGTTGTATCTAGTGCTTTAGCAGCTTCAACCTTGCTTCTATATTCACCATAAGGAGTTTTTATTTTTTTTGCTGCTGCGTTGTTTAAAGAAATAAGTTGTTTAGTCTTTTTGCTGAGAGTAACACCTTTTCTATTACATGGGCGTGCTTTTGCAGAAATACTCATTTGAGTTTTACTTTCTTCAGTATGTTTTTGTCCATAAAATGTATTGAGTTCACCAGACATACAAGTTTGGTGCTCATACCCATCAAGTTTAAGATTTTTTGCTGGGGGAATCCCCAGAATGGCAGAAATGTTTTGATTTAGGCGCAAAAGTTGCGTTTCTTTTTTCATATTTTCCTCAGGGTTTTGCGTACACTTACCTGATTGGGGTATTGACGAATTGTATGGCAGACAGTATAATTAGATTGTCGCCTTTAAGGTTTGAATTATTTATAAGAAATCAATTTTACCAGGGCATCATACTACGCATCATTCCCATTGGATTCATTCTACTTCTCATATCACCGACATTCCCGTTGATATTATAGACGCCTTGATTCATTACTTTCATGTCTGTTTCAATGCGAGCAACATCCTGTTGCATCTTATGAACAGCATTCGCCATCACTTCCCAAGATTCAACCATACGACTCATGTGTTGGTTTGCTAGAAACCCAACATACAATACACAAGCTGCTACGGTGAGTTGAGATATTGCGGTTATCCAACCGCAAACCTTACTTGATTCACATTGCACTAGCGTTGCCAGCCTTTAATAATATCGGAGGAGAAATTGGCTTTCGAGAACTCCATTCTGTTCACAAGTTTCAAAGCACCACCAGTGTGATCAATACCAACATAACCTTCTGGAGCAGTTACTCTGAAACCATCAGTTGTGCGAAGAAAAGTACCAACACTTGATGCTTGATTTAACTTGTGAATGATAATTTCTTTCGCTTCAATTATATAGTTCATCATCAAAAAGATATTCTCCAGATGCACTCGATTCGCATTACTGAAAAATCGTAGAATCTCAACACGCTTTTCCAATTGAGTTTGCTTGCCTGCTGGAGTTTTGCGCTTACCTGCTTCTTGCGAATAGTATTGTGAGATGTAGTTGATCAAATCTCTTACATGAGCACGGACATTGGTAATCTTTTCACCTGCTCGTACTTTGGTATTGTAATGCGTCTTTACTTTCTGCAGCAGTTCAGCATTATCTGAGATACCATTAAGTGTTTTGGCGTCAAGTTTATTGAAGATTGTACCAGCAGCAGAAAGCAGCTTAGTAATCTCAGCAGTTTCTTTCTTAGTGAAGGTAGCATTACCTGAAACATCATGAAAGGTAGCATCAACTGACCATACATTCTTAGACTGTCTTAGTTGACTGGCAATTTCTTTACCGAACGATGCCTTCATTGTTTCAAACGAGCCACCAGTGTATGTTGTATGCCATACGATACCGATCTTAGATGCAGCAATCTTGCGACCTAGATCTGAACGAACAGGTACAGCATACACGATTGTATTTGGATGGAAGGTAAGCAACTGCTCACCATCAATTGTTTCTTTTCTCAGATCAGACTTCGCATAAAGGAAGTCGCCCTGATACACCCCATGCTTGATACCAAGTTCAGGTAGATATTGAAGTGCCAACTTTAATTTAGCGGCAAGATCACCAGAGGTATCAGCGTCAACCTCAGCGGCAGTCTTATATACTTTCGGGTTCTTATTGAAGATACCTTTCTTAGCAACAAAGAACTTGCCATCAGTTGGATCAATACCAGCAAACACTGCTGGTGCACCATCCCACTTTACGGTAACATTGACTGGTTTATCAGCATGACCAGCAAGCATATCTCTAAGACTGCGAAGAAGATTAATTGCATCACGAGTTCCTTTCACGCCACCATTGAGAACAGCATCCTCAAGATGCTCCATGTGGGTGTTCTTTTCTTCTGCTATGAATGTTGAAAATTTACGCATAAAAATCCCAAGCGTTATCTACTGACCAACCTTGCTTCTTCTCAAATGCCTTCCAAGCAGCAACACCGAATTGATCTTTGTACTGTTTAATCATACCATTCATTGCATCAACATTGTTTTGTGCTTGTCTGTTGTTACCAACTGCGCCACGAATACCACGATCTAAATGATTGCGAATCGTTTGCGCTTTACGCAGCATTTTCTTTTCCAGCGCAGAGGCATTTGCTTCATTTAGATAAGTTGAAAACGATAACATTACAGATAACCTACCCATGCTCTTTGTTTATACCCATCAGGAAATGCAATCAAATTTTGAATCGTTCTATGCCAACCTTCTAGAATCTCAAATCCATCTTTGCGTTGTAGAACAATAATTGGTTCTGGGCTAACTTTCCCAGTGGATTTAATAATGTTTGATTGAGCAGCGTGTCTTTCTGCGTCTTTCGGAACTCCCCATGGGTTTTTCTTTCCGCCAGCACGACGCTTTAGATTGTTTGTTGTTTGCTTGTCAAAAGAATCTTTAGTAAGATCAATCGTTTCCAATTTCCATTGCTTTACAGGCATTTCTTTTGTAAGCATTCGATTGATTTCTCTTTTCAGAGTGCCAAGATCCGCTTCATCTTCTAGTTTACGATAAAGCATATCCTTTACGACATAATCTGGCCAATGTTTTGGTACAAGATCACGGATTACTTTCCATGATCCTGCTCTTGCTTCGGTTAGATATGAGGTAAACGATTTCATTTTGCGCCAAACAGTTCTTTCACGTCTTTCATATTATCCAAACTGTATGGAGACTTGCTCTTGGTAAGCATACGACCGATACATCTTAACTCAGCACGACGTGCTTCAATAACTTTGTTGCTACCTGCTTTGTTAGAAAACGCTTTACTGGTAGAACCACCAGAGTCACCAGCGTAACCAATACGCACTTCGACTTGAATCTCACCATTAAATTCAGGCACAGGCAACTTCAGAGGATTCTTACCCATGTAGAACAAACCAGCACCGCCGATCTGAATGTAATATACATTTTTGCCGTTGTAAAGATTCTTAATGTAGCGTGAGTCTAGTTTAACATAGTCCTGTACTGCTGCTTGGAGACCTGCTTTCTTAGCGGCATCCCTTGCTGCTGTGCTTGCTACAAAAGGAACACCAACTTTAGCATAATCTTTATGCACCTTAGTTGGTTCTTGTTTTGCGATAAAATCTAGATACTTATTGATAGCAGGAAGTTTTGCTTCAACCGCTTTCATCAAAATGGCAATGTCTTCTTCGTCACCAGAAGCGGCGAGTTTAGGGGAAGGAGTCAATTGTTTGCTCTTACGATCATAGCGCAGACTTCCGCCACCCATCTGGTCTTTCATACCTGCTTTGATTTCGATATTGAATGCCTTGCCGTTGTAGGCTGCCTCAATATCACCAGAGCCATGACTAGAGAATCCAGCACCTGGTTTGTCACCAGCGTCCAGCCCTTTGATCTTTGCGCCTGTTAGTGCTCTGTACACCTTCAGTTCATAATCAAGTCCAGCTGTTCCAACGGTTTCTTCTAGATATTCTTTAAACGAGTGCATGAGTAATTCCTAAATATTTTCAGTATTTATACTTGAACGCCCATTCGGTCAGACGCTCTAGTGTAGCCATTCTTGGTTCTAAGATATACTCTACCATATGACTGGATTTCTTTGATGTCATCAGAAGCAATTACACCCCATTTACCAGTTCCGTCTGGTCCAACCTCAAACTTAACATATAAAACTTGTTCTTGAATCGCATCAGAAAAAATAGAGTTCATGTCTAGAGTACCATTCTTGGTCTCTTTCATAATCATCTTTTCACATTCATACATTATTTCATTGGCAGTTGGTGTAATTCTTTCACTCAGATATTGATTGGTTGCAATAAACTTTTGAAAGCCAGCAACATTATAACTCTGTTTCGTTGCTGTTGCTGCTGCATTCATATCAATCAAATTGGGATAGATAGAAGCAATCGCCATCATTGGTCCATTCAAAATACTATTTTCAGCAAGCATCTTAAGCAATGCCCATTCTTTTGTGCGCTGCCACTTTCTAACTTTATTTGGATTGATACTCAACAGATTTAAAATGTCACCTGGTTTGACCACATTGGTTGTGTTACCAGACTTAGCAGAAATAACAAACTGTTTGTTGCCCTGATACAAACCATAATCCATTAATGGTTCATTCGGACGCTCAGGCATATACACCTTTGCCCCATTACTTAATTCAACACCCTTTGGTCTAAGAATATCTTCTACAATGCATGCAGCTGGACCAAGAACTTCACCAAAGTCTTTATTGATATCATTAATAGGAATTTCGTCTTTGACTTTACTGTAGATATCTTTTAGTTTCGATTTGGTTATTGATCCGCCAGAATAATAATCAAACAATGCAGCCAAATAAGTTTTAACTGGAGCACGAAGGTCTTTGCGCTCCTCAATAGAATCTTTGACCAATCTTTTGTATTCGCTCCAACTATACTTGTTATCACGAACGCCAAATGCCTGCGGTTTGAGGGATGCTGCACCAGACGCTTTAACTCCTGGCTTGGCTAAACTATCAAAAGGAACACGGACTAGATCTTTTCCCCATTTAACAAGTGCACGCTGCTCATATTTTGCAGCCTTTAGATAAATTACACTCTCTCCAGCTTTAATGTCGCCAATCTTTTTGCTTGGATTATCAGCTGCATATGTCCCTGCGTCCTTCTTCATTGTTGTGAGAAGGTCGCCTTTGCCTTGAAAGTATTTTCCCCATGCGGTTGCGCCAGAACTTGCCATAGCACTATTTATTCAGACAAAAAAATGCCGCCCGAAGGCGGCAAAAGTTGTGCTATCAAAACACAAGGAGACATAAGGTGGGGTGACAGTATTGCGCTGCCATTTTTTCACATGGTCGGAGTTGATTTGAGAGAGAGATGACCATGCGCCCCATTTAACTATTAAACTATAATTCTTTCGAAAAGTCAATTTTTATTTCTTATCCTTCCAATAACCACGTGGGTAGAAATCCTCAAACGCCCATGCGTTTTCTTTAGGATGCTTGAAGATGTCGTTGGCTTCCGCCCACATTTCAAATAGTCCACGCTCCCATCCGTGTGCTTCTAACTCCCACGGTTGTTCCCAATAATTCATGTGGTCGGCGTATAGTTCGCCCTTGTACTTGGTCATCGGAATAAAGCTGGTGCGTCTACTGAGACCTTTCATTTCTTCGGTAGCGTACTGCTTGACGTGTACCATTTCGTGGGCGACCGTTGTAAGCATGTTACGAAGCGTCATACATGAGTCGACACGGATCTTAAAATGCTTTGGTCGGCGTGCTTCTTCGTCTAGGACTTCCACGTCGCCGTATGATCCTTCCTTAAGGAAAAGATCTTTGTATAGTGAAATGCTAACTTCTAGTGAATCCGCCATGCGCTTAGACATGAGTTTATGCGCTACCCATCGTGCGATAGAATTGGTGGCTTTACGCTGGTCGGCGGTTCCGCCTCGTGTAATCGTCTTAATCATTATCTGGTCTCCCTCAAATCAGATACTATTATATCTCAAGCTGGGCTGGAAGTCAAGTCCCCTGCCCATAAAATTTTTTTATGCGGCATTAAATTTCTGGACTGCCAGCACGTGATTTTCCAGAGAGCCTTTTAATAATTCAATCTGTTTTTTATTCAGATTAATACTCCAAGCCAAATTCCGAATAAAAGATTCTAGATAACCAGCGGCATATCCATAACCATTATATTCAATCAATTCTTTATTTAATTTATCCGTCAAAACGGTAATAATCTCATAATCAGTATTCATAATCTCTCTCCTATTATAATTTTTTAACAATTTCTTTCATACCGAAATAAAACCAATTTCCAGTAGGATGATGAATATCAATTACACCCATCATCATAGCGGTGCGAGAACTCTTTTTGGTATAATGATTACCATTTACAAAGAAATGATCACCAACTGCCAATTCTTTAAACATTTTCATATTATGCCTCCGCCAATTCTTCGGTTTGAGAATAATTAAATACGGTGAAGTATTTTGGGGCAGGAACCTTCTTTACCTTGCCAGTCAGCTTATCCTTCTTTTCAACCTTCACTACACGCATCAGACCGATGCCCTGCTCACCCTTGCGGACGGTGCGACCGATGGTACGAGCCTGACGGAAGGTGAGGAAGCGTGGATCGTCAAACCCAGCTGCTTCTAGTACGATAGCGTTGTTGCCAGTATAGGGATTTCCAGTAATAGCATTGATCATAATATAGTCCTCTCTCTTTCACTCAATCAATGCACCTATTATATCCGATCCTGACAGGGGTGTAAAGTCCCTGGACGAACTTTTTTCCCTGAATGTTTTTATGAGGGCATAAAATAGACTTATGCCCCCACCATTATAAATCAATGACTTGCGATCGGTGCTAAGTCATTGATTTTATTAGACCTTCAAACCACCGAATTTAGAGGTCTTGTCAGGACGCTCACGAGTCCCAAATGTATTGATTGGTCCAGCGTCCTCCTCATGGATCAGGTCATCCTGAGCGGACTGCTCAGCGTCGTACAACCTCATCTTTGGACGGTCTATACCCACTACAAACTTTTTATTGGTATTTGGATCTCCATAACGATTCTTTAATTGTTTTACCAAAACCTGATTTAATTGATTTAATTCATCATTAGAAATAATGGCAATCATAAAATCGGCAGTTGCAGGTAATCCAAATGATTCAGAAGTATCTTCCAAACCAATATCAGAATTGGTATATCCAGAACGAGTAGTCTGAGTCGCTGACCAAATTGGAACATTCTGCTCCACTGCCAATCCTCTTAATTCCTCGGCGATCGCTTTAATGTAGGAATAAGTATTAACCGATCCACCCATTTTCATTCTACTGGATGCACAAATATTGAGATAATCAATGTAGATAATATCTGGTTTAAATGACTTTTTGAGTTTAAGTTCATTAATCAAATGTCTAAAATGTCCCACGTTTGCAGCAGCTGTTGGATATTCTTTAACAATTAACTTGCCAGTGGTTTTATTGCGAATCCGATCCATCTTTTTATCATAAGATGCTTTCGGCAATTCAGCCAATTCATCCAAACGAACATTCAACATATTGGCGTCAATACGCTCCGCAATCTTTTCTTCTGCCATTTCCAGAGTAATGTATAATACATTCTTTCCGTCTAGGAGATTTGCCGTTGCCATATGACACATCGCCAAAGATTTACCCACGCCTGTACCAGCAAGGATAATGTTCAGGGATTTCTTCGGAACCCCACCTTTGGTAATCTTGTTGAGATAATCAAGGTCAAACGGAATACGCTCTTCGACACGGTGGTAAAAATCAAATCGAGCATCGCTATTATCAAGAAGGTCATGCCCGACATTAGGATCAAAAGAAACAGCAAGGGCATCAGAAAGAAGCTGAGGAATCGCTCCTTTGTCCCTTTTCCCATCGCCATCGATGATCGAGATAGAGTCCATAATCGCATTGTAGATTGCCTTTTCTTGACAGAACTTTTCAGTTGTACTTACAAGCCAGTCTTTATCGTCATGCTCTTCATCGGTCAATGTATTAACATACCGAGCAATGTCTTCAAACTGCTTGTCGTTTAGATTGGAGCGATTGTCAATCTCAATCGTCAATGCCTCCCTTGATGGGAGAGCATTAAATTTGCCAATAAACTTGTCGAGTTCTTCGTAGATAACCTTCTCTGTGATGTCAGAGAAGTATTCAGGTTTTAGATAAGGGAGTGTACGTCTTGCATAATCCTCAGAGTGCAGGAGATTCTTCAGTATCAGATGTTCCGTTCTCATTCGCTTGTGCTTCCAATTGTTCTTGAATAATATTGACTAGAATACCACCTAGGATACCCTTATCATTCTCTTCTGTCAAGTCACAATTATTTGGATTGTCAACAGTAATTGTATTGAATGTTAGCGTTGCGCTACCATCTTCATCAAGGTCTTCGCCAATCTTAACTACATCATATTGATAAACAAGACCAGCATATTCACCGTCTAGAATTTTAATGCACCAATGATCATCGTGAAAACCATTGGGGTGTTCTACAACCTCAAACTTCGGAATCATCTTCAACCTCCTCTACTGGGCGTTCTTCATGTTGTCCATACTTATATTCCTTTGCCGCAGCAGCGTCAATTTGCTTTAACAACTCAGGTGTAAAATACTTTTCTGGTTCCTCGTTGATATTCTTACCAAATACCTTCGTACCATCAGGCAACTCATAACGAGTAGAAACCTTCTTGATAATATCATACTTCTCAGCAAGGTCAAGCAGACCATAGTAACGATCAAGTCCCTTATCATAGGACAACTTAATCTCAGACTTCTTACCTTCCTTCGTGAAGCGAGACTTATGCATGGTTGCCTTGATGATGTTACCAACAATCTCAGTGCCGTCTTTGTCTTTTTTCTTACCCAGCATCACAATAGAGGATGCGGCATACTTCAGACCAGAGCCACCTGAGATTTCTTTGGTGGGGATATATGCTCCAACCACATCATAGACGTGGTTGGTTACGAGCAGCGGAACATTCGCCTTTGCCAATTTGAGAGACAGAACACGGAACGTGCCACGAAGCAACTGTGCCTTCGTCATATCACGTGCGTTCTTACCTGACTCGGTGTCCTCTAGTTCTTTTTGTGAGGACAACATACCGAGTGAGTCAAGCACCATCATCATCTTGGGCTTTTCCTTGTCGGTCGTCTCGATGTAGTTGGTAAGGATACGAGTTGCGCTCGTACGAAACTCTTCAATAGAAGTAGGTTCGGCAATCACCACACGGGATACATCAATCCCACGGTCTGCCATCATGTCTTTAGTGACTGCTGCTTCGGTGTCGAAGTAAATAACACCAGCATCCTTGTTCTGATCAAGGAACGTCTTCAGTACACTTAGAACAAAGAATGTTTTACCAGTCGCTGACTCACCAGCAAAAGCAGTAATCTTATTGTTTGGTACACCGCCATAGATGCTACCAGAGATCAACGCATTGAGTGCATAGGATCCAGTATCAATTGTTCCTGAGAACTCAGAGCTGTTGCCTCCTTCACTGAGGAGATTGGCGTTGTCAATGCCCTTCACCATATCTTTCAAAAAATTCATAATTTACTCCATTAGAAAGCAATATTATACTAGGATCTATATACTTCGTCAAGTTTATCGCTAAACAATTCAATTTTATCCATGCGGTTTGGCCAATAGATGTAATCCTTCTCTGGATTCAAACGCAGGTTGTTTAACAGCGGTTGAAACATATTGTACAACTTGTCGATCTTATCGTGTAGGTGTTCAACATCAGTTGATGCTGATTCAGCTGCTGCTTTAGTTTGTCTTACAACTTCCAGCTCGTCTTCAGTGACAGCTGTAAAGCCAAAGTCAAAGTCGAAATCGCTCATGAGAAAAATCCTTCTAGTGTGCTTCGTTTCTCTGGATTCCACCCAACACTGTTAAGAATAATCTTCAGAGGTTCAAGGAATGCCTTGTCAAACTGTAGATCGTAGTCAATGTAACTTTCTAGACCGAAGTCTTTCGGCAAGGTAGAAAGAACACTAAGAACATTTTGCCTAACAGGATTTGGAGTCTGTAGATAACAGAATTTAATTTTCTCGCCATCTTTGATACGCTCATATCGCTTCTCCAACTTATGTTGTTTGAGCAGATGATTATAAAGTAATGCACCTCTGACATGAATCGGTGTTCCCTTTGGAATCTCCAACTCTTTACTGCCAGTGGTATATTTAGCCAGGTCTGAGATAGAGCGTGGGAACGCTACATCTTCAAATGGAAGTGTTCTAAACTTTTCACGGAACTCGGCAATATAATCTTGTACTGTCTGCTCGTCTGAATTTACGATAAGTCCAATTGCTTTCTTCAACGCATCACGGCATACCGCTGGTGTTGATGACTTGACTGTTTCAATACCCATCATCTTCAGCTTCGGTTCCGCATAGCGGACACCTTCGTTGTCATATACATTTAGAATATAACGCTTCTTCGCAGTCCAGATGCCCTTGTTAGCGATTGCTTCTCGCTTCATAAACATCTTCTGCGCATAGGCATTCATATTCTTAGCAAGGTCTTCATAACTCTGATCAATAAACGGTTCAATTTTCTGTCGAGCAACTGAGTCCAAGAATGACACGGTCTTAGCAACTTCTTGTACTCCACCTCTTTTTTCAAAAGACTTGTGTACCAACATGTCAAACCTAATGTACAACGAGTCTGTGTCTGACGCAATGACATAATCTTCTCCATCTGTTTTCAATAGATTATTTAGATATTCGTTCATCCGTCTCTCAATCCATCGAATAGACAGCTGACCTGACAATGTAATGGCTTCTGCCTGACGCACATCAAAGAATCGAAAGTATTGATTCCCGAGTGCGCCATAGGCAGAGTTCAACTGAACCTTCTTTGCCAACTGAAGGTTCTTGTACTTTGAGATGTCCTTCTGAAGTTGCACCTTTGCTTGTAGCAACTCCTGATGAGACATTTCGCTAACTGCTTTCATCAGGTAATCAGTCCGCTGGTTGCCTGACGCCAAGCACTAACGACTTGATCATTGGTTGGAGTGATCAAAACAACACCCATGAATTCAACGATCTTTGGAGCAGACTCACCTGTGACACACACGCCATGAGCAAAACCCATTCCCTGTTCATTGTGTACTAGCATACGAGGATCTTCGAGCGTTACTGCATCCCCATCCTTGTGCTTCAACTTACCGATAAACTCGCCAGCCACTGTAAGGACTGTCACAATATCACCAATTTCCATGTTTTTCACCTATTTCCTTAGTTGTGTAATTTATATTCATAGCAATTCTAAAATCACTGTTAGTTGGTGTTGAACTGCTATGTAGAATATCGCCATCAAATAATACAAGACGATTCGGTTTTGGCGCAACAATTTCTTCCTTTCCATTGAGAAGAAATGTGGTTACACCATCATTTTTACCATCCCCTAAAATATAAAGCAAAGCTGTTTTGTGTGGGAAAACAAAATCAGTATGCATTGAGTGTTTTGTGTAAATAGGACGTGGGTGAATTAACCCCAATCGCATCCTTACCAAATAATTATAATTTAAATTATCTTCTTCATAATTTTGTAAGATTTGCGAAAATATTGCAGAACCCTTTGACACATATTCAATAGCAAATTCGCTATTGTATTGTTGCGCAAAATCTTTTGCTGTAAGAGCGTTGTACATAGAATAATAATCATTTGTAGTTGTGGTTGTAAAAAACCAAGGAAACACTGGAGAAGTTACAAAATTTCTTAAATCATCAAACAATTCCACTGGTAATGCGTTATCTATTACCCTAATCATTTTTCAATCTCCTATTAACTTCTTCCAACAATGCTTGCGACTCAAGCATCTTCTTCTTTGCGATCGCTCGATCATTATACATCTTATCCATCATCTCAGGCAAGAAACCCTGCTTGTCACGACGGAAGAAATATCCATTCGCAGCCATACACATATTATCCCTAGAAACCTTTTTGCCGTCAAGTATTTCGTCAACGGTGATGTGTTCATATTCATCTTCAATGAATGTATCTGGGCTGATGTTGTACTGCATAATTAGGTGAGGATACAGACTGTTCAAGTCAAAAGACATAACCCACTCATGCATGCCCACCTGCGGTTCTTTTACATATGCACCAGCATACTGCGTATCTTTGCTCTTGTGTTCTTTTGGTGGCACTGCGATGTTACGATCGTACAACCAATTATGTATAAGCACATCCCACATACGCACCTGAGTGAATACATCACCATAGTTGACCTTGGCATCATATGCGATAGCCAAAGCCATGTCGATCAACTTCATCTTATCTTCGAGTTTGTTGACCAGATCCACGTCTTTGATGTTATAGTCAATAAACTTCTCATAGTCCAACTTGTACAGCTGGTGTAGCGTTTCCACTTCAGAGTAATCGAGTTTGTTCTCGCCCAGCTCAACATGAGCGATATGATCTAGTCGATATGATTCTTGCTGAGAGTATGTAAATTTTTTGTATAGCTCAAGATAGTCCAGCGTTGTCATACCAATCAACTCAATCTCAATCTGCTTACGATTGAATTGTTCATACTCACGCACATTGATCATACCAACAGGTGATAGTTTCTTTGCTTCCTTCTCACTCAGAACACGAGTGATGCGATTATAGAGATACGGAATATCGAATCCCTGCACATTCCAGCCAGTGATAATATCAGCATCCCAATGACGCCAGTGGCGCAAGAAGTTGATCAACAACTCACGCTCAGAAGTGCATTGAATGTAGGTTACGTCCTCAGACTTAGCAGTGTAGTCACCAACGCCGAAGGTGTAGAATGCGCCATCAATACTCGCCGTGATAGCAGTAACTGGCTGAGTGGCTTGCTGCGGATCTGGGAACCCATCCTCAGACCCAACTTCGATGTCAATGTTAACAACTTTAACAAACTCAGTGTCATAGTCCTGAGTGAAGTTCTGATGTACACAAACATAATCATACAGCGTAGAGCCGAAAATTTTAAACCCATCAACATCAGAATAGTTGCGCACGAAGTCACGTGCTTCTTTGATCTCGCCAAATTGTAATGGCTCAAGGAACTGACCATCAATAGCTTGCCAGTCGGTCATTGTTTTGGCAGGAACCCATAGCGTGGGTTTGTATTCGATGCGATCGGTAAATCGTTCGCCATGATTGTAGCCACGCACGATAACATAGTTACCACGCATGAAGAAAGAGGTATAGAATTTCACCAGTGCCGCACCGTGTTCGCAATAATGAAGAAGCAAGTAACAAACATTATTATAGTATAGATCGTCCTAAAAAGGCAAGCATAATCTGCCTCTTTTTTGTTCTCAGATACTTTTGTGCCGAGCGTCCGACACCAGACTTTCCACTTCATACATAATCCAAAAGGGGGACCGAAGTCCCCCTGGTTTGTTAGAGGATCTCAATGAGTTTCGGCTTCATTTCCTCAGGAACATGATGCTCAAGAGTGATCACCAACATACCGTTGATAATCGAAGCACCCTTGATCTCTACATGATCCGCTACTGTGAACACACGAGTGAACGGACGCTTTGCGATACCACGATAAACATACTCAGTTACATCATCATCAGGTGCGCCAACATCACCTCTTACAGTAATCTTATCGCCATCTTGTTCGATAGTCAACTGTTCACGACTGAATCCTGCAACGGCAATTTCAATCGCATAGTGATTATCGCCTTCTTTGACGATGTTGTATGGAGGGTATTTTGTTGAGCGTTCAACTTCTTCAGTTACATTGAAGAGACGATCCATCAATTTGTCGTGACCGACCATGAAGTTTGAGAGCGGACCGAAGTTGATACCACCAATAAGTTGGTTTGTCATAAGTTTCTCCTTTTCAGCGAGTTACAATAAAATGCTTCCTTTCGGCAAGCAAGAGTGGTGGTTGTTTTAATACAAGGAACAACCACCAAATCCTCGTTTTTTGAATGATAACGTCTCCGACCGTCACCATTCTAAAATTGGCTGCCCAGCTTGGGATCGAACCAAGATTTCCTGACTCGGAATCAGGCGTCCTGCCACTAGACGAATAGGCAAAGAACACTAAACAAACTAATGTATGGTCCTTTGCCGTGTAGTAACTAGCCCAACTGCATCGTTTTGATACACCTGCACTAGCATTGTACACATACATTTTTTGTGGTAGTCCTTTGGGTTATAAGGAAGAACTACCAAAACCCCATCAGGTTTGCTCAATTAAGCAGCAAGTGCCTGAGTGTAGCTGTCATCGTTTGCAGTTACTTTAGTTTTGTTCTGTTTTGCGTCAGTACTGGACGATTCTCCACGCTTCTACTCAGATGATTGTCGAACCTGTTCATCCCCCCAAAGGATACTATCTGCTAATACCCTTTGGTGGAGATGTCGGCATCGCAGCCGAGTCCAACCACCGTTTCGTTGCGCTTCAACGAATTACTTCTTAGGTGCTGCCTTCTTCTTAGCAGGCGTTACCTTCTTTTTCTTAGGTGCTGCTGCCTTAGGAGCTGCTGCTGCCTTTGGCGCTTCCTTCTTAGGAGCAACCTTTTTAGCAGGCGTCTTCTTCTTAGCTGCTACTTTCTTAGCTGGCTTAGCAACTGGTTCGTCAACATCAACTGTTACTTCAGTCGTTTCAGTTACAGTTACTTTGCTAACAACTGATTCTTCTTTCATCTTAGCAGTTGCTTCGTTTGCCCAATCACGGACTTCCTTAGCAAAGTCTTCTTTCGCCACCTTATCTTCAACAGAAGTGCTACCAATTGTCATATCCTTACGGATTGCCCAAAGGATAGCAACAACAGCAACTGCAATAATTGCAATCAAAAGTTCCATACCCATATCATTCTCCTAGAGTATATCAATCAAAACAATATTATAAACCAAGACTTACTGTAAGTCAAGCGATAATTGAGGATTTTCTTCAAAAAGAATTGCCTCGAGATTTGGTTGAAAAAAGTTTGGTCCTTTCAATACCTTTCCATCTTCTCTATATATTGGTTTTCCGTCAGCACCCAACTTACTCATATTTGAACGCTGTACTTCTTCAAAACATTTGTCCAGGTCAATACCATAAGCATGACCAGCACCATATACAACATAGAGAAGATCAGTTAGAGCATCAGCAACGCCAATCAAATCGTTTTGACATTGCGCATCCCAAAGTTCTTGTAGTTCTTCCTTGATCAAATCATAACGCAACGCTTGCGTATTGATGTCAGGATTCTCTGGTTTAGTCTTTACTTCTTGACCAAACGCCATCATAAACTCACGAACCATATCAAAATTTGTCATAATATATTATCTCTTCTTTCCTAGATTATACTTTGCCACAAGTTCCCATTCATCTTTTTCTTTATAAGGAAGCACCTTTATTTGCGATAGTGGTGCGACGGGTTCACTACTTCTTCTAGCGTCAACAAGATCAACAAGACCCCACTCAGCAAGCAGATTGGCAATAGTATTGCGCCTCGCAATATCTTCCTCGGCAAAGTTAGATGGTTTGCCGTCCAAAGCGAACAGTTCTTTGAAGTGTACAATGTAATATCTCCCTTGTTTATGGAGTATATGACACGACTGATAAATCGTACGATTCTTTTTAGACGCTACGCCAATTCTTGTCAATGTCTCACGAATTTTTAGGAAGTCGTCTTCATCACGGAGGACAACCTCAACCATATTTTCTGTCATCTCTGCCACCTTTTTGTAATGTTATTCTAATTGTGGTCAATTGTTCAGGTGTTAGGATGGCGAGTGCTTGGCGTGCCTTAGTATCATTGTAACCAAAGTATTCTTTAACGATCAACACATCACCATCATTATCTTTCTTCGACCATTTAGCGAATCGCTTCTTAGGTCTCACGATATTTAGTAAAAAATCATACTGTAACAAATTGTCCAGATGGTGGCGAGTGTTCATCTCATTGGCAAAGAACACGGTGTCATTATGATACGACAAAGCACGATTAGTTAGGAATGGACTGTATGACTTCTCTGCAATCTTATCATTGGCAGTACCACGCATCAAATCAGTCTTAGACTGATTGATCGAGTTGGTGAAGTCAAACGGATTCACCTTTGCCATTACTTAAACTCCGCATCAACCATCACTTCAGTGAGAAACGCCATTGTGTTGATCTCTTGATCCGCAGCAAACGCAGACTTGTATTGATAGTCTGCCAGCGTAACAACAATCTGAGGAATGCTCGCAGGTGTTACAATATCATGCAACGAGTCGTAGAACTTACGAAAGAATGGTGCAACATCACCATCAATGTTCTGACCAACCCATTTACGAACGGCAGTAAACTCTTTGTTCTTCATCGCATCAAACAATGTCTTCAGATTTGCGTCTGACTGATTGCTCAGAATACCAGAGTCGATCTTACCAGTGGCGCTGTAACGCTGCAGTTCGTTCAGGATGCGGCGATTGTCTGGGAAATGTTTAGTGATGACTTCCGCAACAACCTTTGGCTCATACTCAATGTTCTCGAGTTCTAGAATTTTCTCAACTCGTTTGAAGAACTGTCCAGCCAGCTTTGGCTTGTCGGCGTTTCGCAGTTTAAACTCGACGACTGAGCAACGAGAGTGGAGCGGAGCAATAATTCTGTTAACAAAATTACAAGTAAGAATGAACCCGCAATTAGCAGAATACTCTTCCATAAAATTTCGAAGAGCAGGTTGAACAGTTTCTGCATTAAGGTAATCAGCTTCGTCAAGAATAACATACTTTCTTCCCCCAGCCAGTGACATTGAAGATGCAAAGTTTTTGATCTTCGTGCGCAGCGTATCAATGAGACGACCTTCATCTGATCCATTGATTACAATATAGTCTGCTCCGATCTGATCCAACATCGCCTTAGCAACAGTTGTCTTACCGATTCCAGCAGAACCAGTGAGCAGTAGATTAGGGATATTTCCATTGTCAACGAATGTCTGAAATGTTTTCTTTAGATCATCAGGGAGAATGGTATCGTCAATGGTATGTGGACGATACTTCTCCACGAACAAAAATTCTTCACGCATTATATAAACCTCACAAAGATTGGGGGAGCCGTAACTCCCCCAATTATACTACGGATTGATTGTTTCGTAAAGTGCCTCGAGATCTTCATTCTCAGTCTTCACTTGCTGAAGATTCTGCTTATGATAGATTCTTGCCATCTTACTCACATACTTTTTTGGTACATCCGTTTCATCTTCAACAAGCTGAAGAATATCTTTAATATGATCCTTCTCTGCATCAATACGAGTCATCGAGTCAGAGATTTGATGCAATGCATCACGGATCTTCTTTTGAGAGTTAGGATCACTTGGAATAATAATATTGCTCATTATATACTTTTCTCAATTAGTTCACAACTTTGTCAGCCAACGGTGCGCCATCAGTGGCTTCCTTCGCCTTTGCCTCTTCTTCCAAAGCAGGCTGCGCAGCGGTCAACAGTTCACGGCGAATTTGACCGATAACTTCAAGTTCGCTGCCCTCAAATGCACCACGCTTTGCGCATACATCGATCAGATTGGCGATTGCCTTTACAAGATTGAGATTAATTTCTACCATGTTTTACTCCTTAAAATTTATGCGGTATATTTAGAACCAGTTTCAGTTGCAACCCAGTACTCAACGGTGTCGCCCTTGAAGTGAGAGATACCACGCTGAGAGATTGTTACATCATAATCTTCAGCCATAAACTTCAGATTCTCAACCTTAAACACGAAGTCATAGGTTGATGTTGTGCTAGCACGAAGATCATGAGAGAACTCATTAGAGGTTGGATTCTTAGTATCGGTAGCGACCAGATGTACATGACCATCCTTACCACGAACCACAACTTCAGGCAGACTCAGCTGATTAGCAGCATTCACTACCTTCTTCAGATCAGCATAGAACAAACGGAACAATACTTCCTTGCTCGGCAGTTCCAGATTCTTTTCTGGTGGCTGAGTAACCATTGACGGATCAGTGTAGGTGTAGCGTGAAGAGTTAGTGCCTTCGCTGATTGTAACAGAAGAAGTACCAAAGTCAAACTCACCATCCTCAAACAGACTCGCAAGACCGAGGAACTGATTCAGTTCATAGATCGCAAAGGTCTGCGGGAAAGATTCATCAACAACAGCCTGAGCCAGAATATTCTTCTGCTCAGATACAGTGCGCAGTACATTACCTGCCTTCACTGAGATCGACGGATTAATCGTCGAAAAGTTCTTCAAAATATCAAACGTCTTATCACTGATTTTCATTATCTACTTCCTTCTTGTGTTCAAGATCATGAATATAAAGAGCCATTATACCATAGTGGAGAACCTTTGTCAAGTCCTTTCGCCACTCATCAGGCGATCCTTTCTTACCATATCGCTGAGCATACTTTAGAATATTACCAATAGTGAACCCAAGACCATGTCCAGAATCAATAATAAACTCAGTCGCTTGAAATTGGTTCTGGCTATAATGCTCGCCATAAGTGTCCTCAATATATTCCATCAATTGTTGAACCAGAGCTGGTTCGTTGTACTTAAACTGCATAATCTATCCTCACTTCTTCATATGCTTAATCAAATCTGGATCGGCAGTAGCGGTAGCACCGAGCGCAGCAAGATCAGCCAACGAACCACCGAAGGTATATGAGCCAGTATGCAACAGCTTCATCCATGGGCACATCCAAGTTGCTTCACCAGCGTCACGCATCCACTGACAGAACATATAGTCTTCAGAAAGATAGCGACGTGAACGCTCATCAATCAATGCCTGGAAATACATAAAGATTTCACGACTACCATCGAAGTGCTTGGTGCGTACATGGTCAGGCAGATAGGTGTAGTCAGGATATGCCTTTTGGAATTTCTCAAATGCCTTCTTGGTCACCATCATAAAACCAGTGCCGCCTTCAAGAACCTTTACTGGTTCATCGATGCGTACTGCTGACTGCCCTTCGGCTGGATTAAACACATAGTCGCCAACGAAACGCTCAAGTTCGCCTGGATTCTCATCAGCGAAACCCTTATCAACTGCTACCTTAATCTTTTCCCAAGCGATAGTTTTTTTAGGATATGGACCACACATAATATGCTTGTCATTTTCAGGATCATCTGGATCCATCAGAGCAGCAAGTGTCAGTACATCGTTTGGATCAAAGCCAATGTCCGAGTCAATGAACATCAGGTGCGTGTAGTCAGAACGCATAAACTCATCCACGCAATAGTTGCGAGCACGAGTGATCAGCGACTCATTGAACAGATAAAAGAATTTGATGTCAATGCCGTATGCTTGACCCAGCTTGGCGAGATCAGCAGTGGACTTGGTGTACATACCGTGGCAGTTACCACCATACATTGGTGTAGCAACAAAAATCTTACGCTTGCGAAGTTCGCTCAAATCAATCTGAAGTTCCATAATTTCTCCATGTTATAGTTCAAATGTTATTATATAATCAATGCCATATTTAGTCAATTATGGAAGAACATTTTTCTCATATTCTTTTGCGATTGTATCACCCATCTGCTCTTGCTTGTTCTTAAAGGCATTGTCCCAGGTTTGATATGCATCTGCCATCCACTCATCTGGTTCTGGCATATCATCAGGAACAACACCCAGACGCTCACCTGGATTGAAATAATATCCAATTGCTTTCATAAACCCTTCGAATCGCTCAAGCAGTTCTTCTTGGCTGACATCATTACTCATAACCATTTCAACCTTGTGCGGATGACTGCTGCCATATTCGTCACCCAAGTATTCGTAGGACAACTTGATTGTCCCATATTTGTATGCATCACTCATGAACAAGTTCTCCATTCTTTACTTTATACACAAAAACCTTATATGGCAATTCGCCGCCATGACGAACATACGCACGACCACCATCAATAAAATGCATGTCCTTACCAATTCGCAAGTCATGGCGATGCTGCGAGTAGATCAGATTGCCATACGGATCTTCAATCATCGCAAAGGTCTGACCCTCAATCAAATCAGCATTGGTGATCATCGTCATCGGTGCATTTTTGCCACTGCGATCGCCCTTTGGGAAGATACCAAAGTAACGATTACCAAACTCAGGATGCGGAGTCTCACGATAGAAGATGTCCATCGCAGATGATTCGTATCCAAGAGCAGAGGTGCAGACATACTTGATCTCAACACCGTCTTTCTTTGAGTAGTGATCAATGATTAGATCACGGTCAAAGATTGGATAGTGTTTAATGTTCATTGGATAATTCCTTCATACGATCCAGTAGTTTGTTCATTGGCTCAATCATCATAGCACGAGAGCAGTTGATCGTGATTGGATGAAACAATCTACCCTCGTCACTCTCTTCTTGATAATCCAACATATCAAAGAACTCACGGACACATTGCTGTAACTCTGTCATGTGTTCTTGTCCTTCACCTCAGCAATCTTTACCATCTTGCCATCAGCAAACACTGCTTTGTATTCTGCTTCGCAGTAATACTTGCCTTCAGCGTTTCGTTCATACTTGTAGAATTTGATCACACCATCGAAGTCAGATAGAAACTTCCATTCGTGGGATACTTCTTTTAGATAACCACCAAAGATGGAATCTTCTTCTTCAGTCCACTCATACTGAGTATCTTTGTACCAAAGTTCATCACCACGAATCTCATAATTATCGAGCATTTGCGTTGGAGTATCTTTGGTCTGATACTCTTTGCCGCCATAGGTGATATAATCAAACATTCCCATTACACTAAATCCTCGGTGTATTCATGCGCACGAGTAGGATCCATATCAGTCTCCTCAACCCAACGCTCACGATCAAAGATCTTATGCTGATGCAGTTCGTGCTCAATCATATTCGCTGTGTCTCGGAGCGCAGATATAATATAACCGATTTCCGCTACAGAGTCAACCTGATATGGCAGGTTGTCGAACTTGCTCAACCACTTATCCCGACCAACAACCTGATGCGGTTCAAATACACCCTTGATCAACTCAACCCATTCAGCAACAAACTCGATGGTCGGTTCATCGTTATCGCCTTCCCACAACACGCAGTTGATTCCTTCTGGTTGGAGAAATGCATCCAACTCAATCTCATAACTCTTTCTTGCCTTTGCCATTAGAATGGTACCTCTGCAGTATCAGATTCAACATTAGGAGTTTCCTCCACCGCTACACCAGCATCAATCTTGGTGTAGAGATCAGCGAAGGACTGCTTGGTATCTTCGTCGAAACGATTGGTACACATCGTGATTGCCTGCATGCGATCATTGAAGATTGCATACGCACGAGCGATATGAACCAGTCGGCGAGTTGAGATAATCTCATCAACGCCACCGTCGAAGAATGTCTTGCGAATAATATCCGCCCAGTCAACCAACTTCTCAACAAACTCATCGTCTTTGACATTGACCGACTCGAACACACGAGCAAGAATCTTCTTCTCAATCGCCGCAGTAGGATATTCCTGCTCAACGGTAATCGGGAAACGCTCAAGGAACGCTTCGTTGAGGACGTTGGTGCCGATAAAGCGACCGTCGTCAGATCCTTTGCCCTTCGTGTTCGCAGTTGCGACCACAGTGAACCCAGCAGCAGGAGCAACGAATTCGCCAGTCTTCTTGATGAAGTATCCTTTGCCTTCCAAGATGGACTGCAGGCACATGATCTTCGCAGGATTGCCAAGGTCAATTTCGTCGAGGAGCAGAACAGCACCACGCTGCATTGCTTTGATCGCTGGACCATGGAAGAACTTGGTCTCGCCGTCAACCAAACGGAAGCCACCGATCAGGTCATCCTCGTCGGTCTCGACGGTGAAGTTGACACGGATCACCTCACGCTTGGTCTCGGCACAAGCCTGCTCCACGCCGAAGGTCTTGCCGTTACCAGAAAGACCAGTAATAAAGAGCGGATAAAACATATTGCTCTTGAGCACGTCACGGATCATCTTAGCATTCCCGAAGGGGACGTACAGGGGATCCTTGGACGGAATCAAATTCTCGCTGAAACCAGCTGAGTCCATGACAAAGTCATGCTTCTGCGCAGGGGCAGGGGACGCTGCAGGACGAGCTGCAGTGATAGGAGTCACCTGAGCATTCAGGCTGTACAGACCACGCTTGATCCGATAGTCGGACTTGAGCATGAAGTGAGGATACTTGGATCCCATTTCTTCAGCGAGCTGTTCAATTTCCGCTTTGGTAGCGGTATCGCCAAACTTGGCAATTGCTGCGTCACGCAGCGACTTCTGTTCTTGGTTCATAATATAGACCTCTCTCGTTATTCACTCAACCAATAGACTAATTATATCCGATCCTGGGGCAATTGTAAAATTGGAATTTTTTATGCCCCCATAAACCCCACTTATGGGCATAAACTGCACCAATGATACTGTTCAAAATAAGTATAAATTGTCAACAATAATAATACTGTCATAATAATTAAAATAGATTTAATCATTATGCCACCTCTTTAATAAATTCATTTAACAGAGAGCGAGAAACCAATTTACCTTTATTCGCCTTTTTGAAGGCAGTAAGGATTTGACCTTTCTTCGCATCCTGAGAAACTTCAAAATGCCCATTGGAAGTTTCTAAATCTTTTCCGCCTTTGAGAATAAAGAATTTAGAATAACCCACGCCTGGGATATTAATATATTTTTCTTTCTTTAAATCGTCCCATAATTCATTTGATTTACTCCAATCAAATCCAAAGTTCTCAAAATCACGAACGGCATTAAACTTATTGCCAGACATAATACGATAACCAATAACATTAGAACCAGTGCGGAACGCATAATTCTTCAAAAGAACTTTGGTTTTGGTTTCGCCAGTTACACGATACTTTTTCTTTGCAACTGTGTCATTGATATTCAAAATCTTTCGAGTTTCGTTTCTCCAATTCCAACCAGTCACGTCGGTGATCTCAGCAAGATACTTGTGAGAACTTCCGTCGCCATACATACGCTCATTTACAAAAGTCATTGAGTGCGAATCACCGTCGGTCAGGAACACGGTGTTAACAACATCAACCTTGTTGATCTTCTGAAACAGATCATACACCTTCGGCGCAATCGCAACCGTGTTGTCCAGCGGAGTGCCGCCAAGACGGAACGGAGTATGCGCACCAGAGATGTGCTTACCCAAACCAAGCAATACTTTGGTCATGCGAGCGAACTGCATTTTGTTCATCTTATTGTTGAAGAACTCAAGCAGACGATAGTTTTCTTCAGGAAGCATGTGACCAGTAGGAGTGCTGTTCAACAGATCAATATATTTGATGCGGTCTTCAATTCCTTCCGTACCAGCCAATTCCCACTTATTGGTAAATGCATACACACGGAACGGAATGTTGACCTGACGGCAGAAGTACACCAGATTCAGCGTCTGCTCAATCGTGTTGAACATGTCACGGTGCATTGAACCAGACCAGTCCAGATACATGATCATGCCATGGTTCTTGCCGTCTGGTACAATCGTTGCCTTGCGGAAGATGTCATCGTTGTACTTGTATGAATTCATCAGCACAGGATCGATCACGCCAGTCTTGCTAACAAACGCACGAGCATAGTTGGCGGCAGACTTTTTCATTTCGAATTCCTTGACCAGATAGTTGATGGTCTTTTTGTTGTTTGCCATGAACTCGGTGTACAACTTGTCAACTTCCTGTTCGTGCGGCGAAACAGGATTGCCCCAAGGAATGTGGTTGAGCCAAACTTTCGTCAAGTCAGAGGTGCGAGTCAGAATCTCTTTGTAGTCAACGATATAGTTCTTAACATTGAGCGATTCGTTGAGATAAACATTGGTCAACTCAATAGAAGGATCCATGTCATACTGACTGGAGATATTGTCACGCAACGCTTCGTCAGTTGCTGAGGATGGTTCGTCCGCTTTGGACTTCGGTTCTTCTCGATCAACTTCCTGTTCGTTCTCAGACTCCTCGTCCTCTGAACCTTCATTATCGCCATCATCCTCACCTTCCTCGTCAAAGTCACCATCGTCAACGAAGTCGCTGTCTGGATCGATCTCGTCACCTTCCTCGGCGGCAGCGGCAGCTTGTTCTGCCTGTTCTGCTTGCATCTGCTCTTTAGCAGCACCGTACATACGGTCGGCAATATCAACGACCTGTTCCCAGGTCTGCGCTGCTTCGATCTCACGAACCCACTTCATTTCGTCAGCGGTCAACTTAACACCTGATGACGCACCACACTTGAAGTACACATTGATGCGGTCGATCAGAGGATACTTGTTGATGGCGTCAAGATCGTCACCGAAGAAACCTTCGGCAAGCATTTTCTTGTAGGACTTGACGAACTCACGACGCAGACCAGGATAGCGTGTCTGAATCATACGCTCGATACGAGCGTCCTCAATTACATTAAGGAAGGACTTGTAGCCAGCACCCTTGGTGCTTACTGATTCGTGCCACCCTTCCATCGGAGTATAGAGTGCGTGACCAACTTCGTGACCCACAAGATGGTCATAGGTGTAGGACTCCATATCATTCCACTGAGGCAGCGTCAGAATACGATCCTTAACATTAAAGGATGCGGTGCGCACGTTATCATGTACGACCGTCAGGTTTTCGGTTGCCAACAGGCGAGCCAGAATATCTTTACTTGCAATCATCGTTCTCTCCATTCAATACACGTATCATATCGCATTGGGAGGCAAAAGTAAAATTCGGATTCTTTATGAGGACATAAGTGCAGTTTATGACCAGAAATCAATAACTTACGCAACATTCTTAAATTTCATTCCCGATCGGTAAAAAAATGCCCCTTTCGGGGCATTTTCGTCGGTTTTATTCCCGCACGGGAATCAAAATCAGGCAGCTGCTTCCTTGCGCATTTGAAGGATGTAGCGGTACTCATCCAGAGTGGTCGTACCCATGTTGACATTATGAGTCTTACGAATAATCGCACCGTCCTCAATCTGCCCACCATGCGCCCACGCTGTATCGTGACCGAAGATAGCGTCGTCAATACTGAGCGGTTCACCGTCAATAGCGCAACGGAAACCCTGCTTCGCCAGCATCTCAAACTTCTGATCTTTGCTGATTGTGCGACGCTCATCACGATACATCACGCAATCTTCAATGTCCATGTTATTGAGATACAACTTAGCAACCTCATGCTGCTCTGCTGGATTGGCGAAGTTCTTGATAGCGGTACGAGCGAACTTCTTTACAATCTCGGTCTTGGATTTCAGCGTATTGCGATCACCAGTTGTAAAATGACGAACTTCAGTATCATACTTGTTTTTATCCAAACCAGTTAGTTCGGTGTGAGCCATAAAGAACTGCTCAGCGAAGATATCGTGGTCGGTGATAGAAAACACCTTGTTGCGTTCATACAACTCAAACCAGACTGCTTGAAACGCTGCAAACACATCAGCATTGAGTTTCTTAGTAGAACCCATCGCCTTTACAGTTTCAAGTGCATCAGTTAGGAAGTTGTCAACGGTCTTACAAGTTTCCTTGCTGATCTCTGGTTGGTCAGTTTCAACCAGATTCTCAATTGCTTGAAGACCTGCATCTACATTACCTTTACCGAGAGTTTTGACGAAGGCGATACCAACATACTCGTCCCACTTGCGACGTGGGTTGATGTCGGTGTTCCAGTGCATTGGCTTCATTGATCCATCTTTCTTGGTTTGAATCTCAAAGATCGGATGAATGTCATTGTAGTCATACTCTTTGTAAGACTTAACACGCTCACGAATAGCACGTGCAGTCTTAGAAACATCGTTAGCCATAATCATCTCGATCTGATTCACAGGCGTTACGGTGTTTAGACGACGAAAGATCTCGGTTGCTTGTACATCGTTACAAGTATAGACTGAGAATGACAACTCAGTTTCTTCAAGTGCAACCTTTTCTTCCTCACTAAGCTGGCGATAGTTCTTGCCGTTGACAGCGAAACGACCAGCCTGGAAGTCACGCATTGCACGGATACGATTACCACCATCAAGTACCAACCACTTGACGCCAGGATAGATCTCCTGATTCTTCTCGTCGTTTTCAATGTTACGCACGGTGATCGTACCAACAGAGAAACCACGAAGCAGAGAATCAATGATGCCCTGTGCTTTACTTGGACCAGATTGTACAGGAGGACGCTGACCGATAGGATCAGGATTGATGACACCTGCGTGGGTGTCCATAACTACATTGCGAACGGATGCGAATTGAATTTCGTAATTCATGATAAACTCCTAGTTTAAAGATTAGGCAAGTCGTCAAACCGACTTTAATTAAAATCAACCAGTCCTCAAGCGGACTGTACCAGTTACCACAACTGATAGGATCAGTATAACCGAACCTCGCCCAGTTGTCAAGCGTTTTTTTAAAAAATTTTCAACTTTTTTTGAAAACCCTTTAAAATCAATGACTTAGCCGAAAAAATCCTCAAGTGTAGCGACTGGTGGGGGATCAAAATGAGCCACCCACATCTCTTCTGCCGCTCTTTCAAACGCTGGATCAGCAAAACGTGCCGTCACAGTACCATATACACCAGCGTCTTTGCCCTCTGCCAGATCAATATAGTCCTGCGCTACGACCTTGCGATCAAACTTCTTGATCAACTCGAAGTTGTTACGAGCAATCTTCTCATATACTTCCTTCGGAATGTCCAAAAACTTATTGATCATGCTGCCGTACTGCTTTGGCGTGTAGTCATACTTCAACATCAGATAGTTTTCGTTTGGTTTAAACAGTGAACCATAACCATCTTCGTTTGGAGCGATACCAAGATTAACAGCGATTGGCACTGTACCAGTCTTCATCGCATCTACGACTGTACGATTAAAGTGTTCGCCATATGTCTTAGACCATGAAGGATCGATCAGGAACAATGACTCACGCAAAATTTCGTCACGCTTGGTTTCTGTAATGAATCCAATGTAATCCATACCAGCATCAGTCGCATTATCCCATATTCTCTTCCCCAGACGCTCTGTAGACGCATCTGGATCGGTTTCCTTTGTACAGTAATACTCTGGCTTACATTTGTCGACGGAGGTCATGTAGTTCCTCTCAATGCCGTCTCCAGCGACGATTACTTTACAATCATTGAGATAAGGAACAGCTGCTACCAGATTATCTACACGCTTCCAACGCTTGAAGGTTTGCGGTGATAGGATTTGACGCTTGCGATTCTCGAAGTTGATCTCTGGTGCTTCACCGATCTCTTGAGGATTAAGAATCATAGCACGTGGCATATCCATAACTGCTGCTGAGTCGAACGCACTCACGTGTACGCATGCTACACCTGCGAGTTTATCTTTGAAACGATACACCCATGGATAGAGTTTGCGTAGATTGCCGTCATGCACGATCATGACTTGTTTAACAGTCACATCTTCGATCATTGGCAACCAGTCAGTGTTGCTTTCGCTGCTTTTGTTCTTGAAGCCAAAGATAGATTCCCAGATGATCAGATCATGATCGTTTGCCATCTTAACAAAGTCAGCGATGCTTTCTTTGTTAAGGAACGAATAATAGTCAGTGATCCAACCCTTGCCCTGATGAACAGGCAATCTTGTACCAGCACCCAACTCATAACCATCTTCAAGATCCGTAGGAATCTCAACCTTTTTAGGTTTCTGCGCAGTTGGTTTGAGGAAAGCGAATGTCACCTCATGACCTAGATCCTTAAGACCTGCGATCAACTGCTCAGTGTGATTAATAATTCCGCCAAAGTTGCTGAACTGGTGTACTGGTACAAGTATCTTCATTATGAAAAGAACCCTTCAAGTGTAGATTTAACTTCCAATGCTTCTGGATGGTATTGTCTAAGTGTATCCTCTCCCATCTTAGAAGTCAAGTAGTCATACCATTCTTGCTCAGACCACATACCAGGGGACACACCATTCCAGTATTCCTTCCACAACGGATGCTCTTTGTTTAGTCGGCGATCATCAACGAACTGACGACGAGTCATTTCATAATCCCAAGAACCAAGACCATCCATATCTTCACGGAAGTAATACACCAGTGACATACGAAGCATCTTATCTTCGCCTGAGTCTGGTGGCAGAATTGGTGTGTTGCCGTGAATCACTCTCATATTATCAATCAAAAGCAAATCACCAGGACGTACATTCACAGCAACACGAACTTCAGGTGCTACAAGATAACCACCCTTCCAATCCATACCATCACGTGTAACAACGGTGAGGTTTGAGAACCCAGCGTTGAGTGAACCAGCATCACGATGGCATGCCATACGAGCATTGCGATCTTTCGTGGTTGTGTTCACAGTAATGGTCGTGAAGGTGGTATCTTCACCAATCAAAAACTTATTGTCCAGTCGGTCAGCAAACTGCTGTTGGAATCCATGACGCTGCGGGAGCAAACGAGCAAACTCTTTCTCCAACTTACGAGCAAACGGATAGGACTTCTCAAACTTCTCACGGTTGTGATCCACATAAGATGTAGCACGACCATAAGGAATACGAGGATAACGACCGTAGAAACCTGCGATACCAGACCAAAGCGGAGAAGCATAAGATGTACCTGAGATAAACTTGGTACGAATCATCTTCGCATAGTCTTGCGCTTCATGTACTGGCATACCAAGCATCTTCTCGATAGCGGCAGGCATAAAGTTGGTGTAATAACCAAACTCATCTTCAATCTTAGAGCGCAACCATACCTCACCACGTGTTTCATACTTGGCAGTTTCGTGCTTCTTCTTAATTGACTCAAGCTGATCACCACCAGTAATATCCTGCGGTTGACCTGCTTCAAAGTATTCAAGGATGTCAAGCTGATAAGGTGTTACCCAATCACGCTTGTTGTTTTGTTCGGCACGTGGACCAGCTGCCATACCACGATTGTTTGATTCAACGGCAGCTTCCCAAAGACCTTCCATAGCACCACGCTGTTCATCTTCAGTGAACACATTCTTACGGAACTTAAACGCTACACGATCTTCGCCCATGCAAGACAAACACTCATGATCGCAGGTTGCCTGATCTACCATGTCACATACAGGTGGCAAGTACAAATCTGCATCGCCATCAATTAGAATATCATAATAAGAGTCATCGACATACTTACCGAGCAGTTCTTCCTGAGGAATTACAAACTCTGCAATATAAACGTCTTGACCTTCATCGCCAACATACTTCTGCCAGCGATTGCCATTAATTTCAATAATTTCCATGTTACTGCTCCAATAAAGACACGGAGTATTTAGACAGACTACCAATCACCATTATCAAGTATAATGCGAATGTTGACAAATAGCAACTGAAAGAACATTTGGTTCATCTTCGGATTAAAGTCATCCTCTCTAATGACTTCCCACGAGAAACGCCAGTGGAAAGGATTTACAACTATTGTAACCCAAATCCCTGAATAACGCAACCATTTATAGATCGTTCTGATCATAAGTGATCTATGATTGGTTCATCACACTTCAAGCATTCGCCGTTGTGATCGTATTCGTGATCACAATGCTTACCAAGCACTTCTGGACTGTAGTCTAAAGTTTCTTTATCACCATATAGTGTAGCGAAGTCATCCTCAATGGTAATCTCTAGATCATCGTGATAGATGTTGTAGTCTTTGAACGACCCATCCTTCTCATACACACGGAAAACATTGTATCCGTTGAATGTGCGAATCAGGAATCCTCGTGTGCCTTTTGCTGGGTTGTCCATATTCTTTCCTTCACATCAAAGTCACCAGACTTAATCATACACCAATTGTAGAACGGATACAACCAACCAAGATCAAACTTGCTCATTGGAAACGAAACCCAATGACCTGTATAGTACAGAAAA